ATTTTTTTTAGTTGTTTTTCATCTACACCATACTTTGATATAATTGAATATACAACATCTTTACCCATAATGTCAAGCGTTTTTTCAATATTTTCTGAACTATCTTCAAAGTAATCACATAATATATCCATAGCCCACTTTTCTATCTTGGATTTCTTCTTAGATTTAGTATATCTTAAGTATGTATTTCCTCTTGGTAGTATATTGGTGTAGAATTGATAAACTGATTTTGGTTTCAATTCCCAATATTGTTGTATTTCATTTACAACTTCTATCCACTCTGCTTTCATTGATAAAAACCTATGCACCATATAATTGGACCAAGTTTTCTTGTCCGCATCTGTAATGTTGTCCCAATACAATTGGTTTTGAACATTAGTAATTTGTTTTATGTGGTCAAATAGTGTTTTTGTTTTCATAGTGAATAACCTTAGATATAAATAAGTATCTTTTAATAATCTGAAAATGTATTTTTTTTAGTATTGATTTGTAAGTGAAGTTCTTTTGTAATTTACTGAGTGCTTTTTATAATCCATACTATCTAAATAAAATTCTTCTACTTTGTCTGATTTTTTATTTCCTTTTAAAATTATTGTATCTTTATCACTTATCTCCATACTCTCACTTAAAAAACTATCATTTTTATCAATTAACAAACTAAAGTCGTATGATAATTCACCAGAATTTAACTCAAAACTTAACTTAAATGTTGAACCATCACAATTATATCCTATAAAATTATCTCTGTAATTGAATTTAAAGTCGTAGTCATCTGCAACATTGTGAATTATCCAAGAAAAACTTTTCAAGACTTGTATTATTTCTTGTTTAATTACATCATCAAAGTTGTCTTTATCCTCACAATGTAAAAACTCTGATACTAAAAAGTCTTGTGTGTATTTAGTTTTAGGTTTTATTTTATTCTTCTTTATATCACCCGTTGATTCATAATATCTATCTGCCCTAATACTAACTGGTATGTTTAAACTATGTGCAAATAAATTTATAAAAAATCCCCTTAAATGTCTAATTACCAATATATTTTTGTAGTCTGTTGAAATCCAAGAGTTAAACATTTCCTTGTCTCTCATAATTTCAAAATCGTCCATATGAACATCTAAAGGTGTATCGGGTAGTATGTCTGTGGACAACATTAGATTGAGTGTTCCGTTTCTTTCAAAGTATTTGGCATTATCATAGATAAACTTTACTTGTAGTAAAAAATCCATATAAGTTTCTTTAGGATAACCTGGAATCCAATTAGCATAAAATCCTGCGTGTGATTCATATGCTGATTTCAAGAAAAAACTAACATCATCAGAAGTTTGATTCTTTTCCATTAATGCCAGAATCTTATTTACTCCGTTCTCTGTTCCGGCATTCATAAGTTGTAGTCCGTGCTTAACTGCTCTCGTCAGTAAGTCTGTATCTAATTTTTTATGTGTTCTAAAATATGATGTCCACTTAAAATATAAATCTTCTTCCTCAAGTTTTTCTATGAATTTTTCAAACTTTTTCATAGAACCATTTATTAGTGAATCTGTAAACCAAAATGAATCGATTCCATATTTTTCAGATTGTTCTTTCATCTCTATTACAATTTTATCAAAACTTTTGTATCGATACAATCTTGTCTCTTGACAAAATGTGCATTTGAAAGTACAACCTCTTGATGATTGTATTGGTAGTGTTCTTGGAATATCCACATAATCACATAACTCAAAATAATCTTTCATTACTTCCTTGTCCCAACTTGGTGCTTTTAAAGTATCTAATATCATTGCTCTAACTCTACCATTGAACACTGGCGTTCTACCACTACGACCAACTGGTAAAACCGTAGGAAAACTTGGTGTAATTTTATTCCAACGCCAGATACCAGCGATATTTTCGTAGTGTCGTTGTTCGTAATACTTATCAACTAAATCCTTTATGATTAACTCACCCTCATTTTCACTACAAGCCACATCTACGAACTCTCTATACATTCCTTCCTCTTCTAATCCACCTGATTTACAATACCAAGAGAAAGGCCCACCATACCAAATCTGTGTGTTTTTGTTTATTTGTTTTATGTATCTGGCTATATAATCTGTGGTCATAATATTAGATGTGTAAACTGTAAACACAACCACGTCATATGTCGATAACTCTTCAATGTAATCTTGCCAATAGTCTTTAAAATAAGGTATAACTTCATTTGCCAGATGTTCTTTTTCACTCCAAGGTCTTTCATTATCCCAATCCATCAAATCTGTAAATTTATGACCTAAGTTATATTTTACTTTACCTTTCTTTGCCTCATTCCAAGCATAAGAACCACCATTTTTTATATAATGTAATGACGAACCAACATTTAAATCGAATTGTTTTACCTCAACATTTGGGTTATCTATATTAGACTTTAAACTACCCAAGGCAAACGAAGGTGTCATATCAGACCATTGTGGACAAATTACTAATGCTATCTTCATTATGCAAATACCTTTTTGTGAAGAAAGTCTTTAATATCCTCATAGTATAATATTCTATGATTAGAGTGTTGTTGAACTAATTCTAACATTTTATCATTTGCATTTTCAATTTCTGTCTTATCAAGTTTTATATCTACAAGTTTATGATATGATTTAATTTGAGATTCTATATCTTTTCTAAGTATTAAAAATACCATATCAGCATAATTTAGAATATCTACTAAGTAATCCTTACTATTTTCATAATCACACTTCATACTTTTTAGTTCAGATTTTGACATAAAGTATTCAAAACCCATAGAATCTATAATACTTTTGTGTTGTTTAAATTTAGGTTCATTCCAAAACTCTTGACCAGTAATTTGTTCTAAGGTTTTTTTGAAATTAGTAGAACCAACTCTAAAATGTGATAGTATGACTATTTTAGGTTTCATTTAAATGTATTTCCCTCTGCCCAAGTTATGATAGAATATCTGAAACCATTAGTAATCGGTGCTACCCTATGTGATAAGAAAGATGGAAATATTAATAAACAACCCTTATTCTTATTCCCCTTTACTAAGTCATCTCCACTTTCATTGGTTATACCAAATTCAAAATCTCCACCCTGATAGTCTTTCTCGTCAGACAATTGAATAATGGCTGTTAGTTTTCTCATTGAACACTCATTTCTACCAATATCTGTGTGCCAATTATAAGTTCCACCAATACCATATTTTAAAAATCTTAACATATCAATACTTTCTATATGATAATTAAAATATTGTGTGTTTGCAATTTTGATTGCAGTGTTTATTTTATCAAATAAATTTTTATCATCAAAATTTACATTAAGTGTCTGTCTAACATTTTTATTAACTATTTCTTTATCATAGTTCCCTGCGAGTGTGCCCTCAATTAGTTCATCTGTGTCTAACTTTTTAATTATTTTATCACACTCAGAATCGCTCAGGAAATTTTCTCTATGAACAACAAATTCAAATTTATTATTTTGTATCATCTAAAATGGTCCCCCACAAATAACTCTTGTATTACATATCGTTTCCCCTTAGTTACTGGTGTTACTCTATGTGATAGGAAAGCAGGAAAAATTGTTAATGAACCTTTTAACTTATTCATTTTAAACCAATCATCAGTCTTTTCGTCTTGAAATCCAAACTGAACATCTCCACCCTCATATTCACTTGGGTCTGTAAGTTGAACAATTGCCACAAGTTTTCTTAGTGAACACCTACCGGGATTAAAGTCCGCATGCCAAGTGTAGTGTCCACCCTTTTCATACTCAATCATCTTTAATTCACCATCATTTGTTTCAATGTCAAAGTGATATATTTTATCATTGACCATATTAACCATCATAGATATTTTATCAAGTAACCAATTCCAATCGTTATTTGGTTGGTCTGGCCTAAACTCATTATCTTTTTGTGGTAATAAGTAATATTCTGTTGTTTTTCTTACATTAGGTATAATTTGATTTTCTAATGGATTTCCATCATCATCAACATCACCCACACAACCAATTGTGTTTTGTTCTGATTTTTTTATTGTTTCAAGTATTTCATCACATTTTTCGTGTGATAAAAATGTTGGTATTTGTATTGACCATTGAAAGTCGTTGTTTTGTTTCATTTAAATGTGTTTCCTTCTATAAATGTTATTAACATTTTTCTATCTTTTTTACTGAATTGTAGAACTTTATGTGCTGCAAAAGCTGGAAAAATTACAATTCTTCCTTGTTGAGATTCTATTTTATCCCCCCAAATTTCAAGTTCTCCCCCATTGTAGTCATCATTTAGAAATACAACCGAAGTTAGTTTTGTGGTTGTGTTTACCAACCTATCTGGTCCAGCGGCAAAATCTGTATGATAGTGTGTATCTTCTTTGAAACTATCCACCGAATATGATTTACCCCAAGAGTTTTGAATACCAGAAATATCAAATTTGTAAACTAAGTCATTTGATAATTTAATTATGTTCCATAGTTTATTTAATAATTCTTCATCTTCAATTGCAACCTTTTTTAATTGACACTCGTCAATAATTTTTATTTGTTCTTTACATTCTTCTGGTGATAGAAAATTATCTCGAATTAAAAACCATTTGAAATTATTATTATGTATCAGACTCATCAGAAACTAAAACCTTATTTACGAAATAATTTTTACCACTATCCGTTTTGTTAATGTTGTATGTTTCTATAAGTCCGTCAATTTTTTCAACACTAACTACTTTAATTTTATTTAACTCATCATTTAAAACTTCATCACCCACTTCTAATGTTCTATAATTTTCATCAACATAAAACGGGTGGTTATCTGTGGACATAATTTCAGTATTATCACTAAACTTATATTTGACTAAATTATCGTGTAATACCTTTACAACCTCTAAGACTGCCGAGTTTTGTAGTTTGCCAGTTTCAACATCATAGGTTTTTATTTTAGCTCCCAACTCAATGTGTTTAATTTTCTGATATGTTCCGTCTGATAGGGTAACCATTGTATCACCTGTAAAACATAATTTTGTAGGGATATTATGAACCAAAATATTACTTGAAAAGTAAGTATCAATATCTTCAACATCTAATGAATAGAAATCCATTGATTGTAAAACTTGTGAAATCGAAGTTATCTCCACCTCATTACCTGATGTATTTAAGAAATAATTACCTACTGATAAATCTCTTGATGATTTCCAACTCCAAGTATCTCCTTGTTTTACAAAGAAACTTTGTGTTCTCGCCTGGCCTTGTTCTGTAACTGGAAGTTTAAAACTATTGTTTACTAAATAATATCCATAAAATGACTTGTTCATAGTCCTAATCACTACTGACCCTGATGGTGTCGAACCTGTTAAATCTGTTGTTGAATAATCTGTCCAATCATCTGCAAAAATTTCGTCTGGCATTCCTACTGGTAAATATGATTTTACTATTTCACCTACCTGAACATCTTGAATTTGTTTGGTAGAATCATCATACATAGTCACCAAACTTCCACTCGGTGTTGTGTATGCCACTTGATTTTTGATTTGATACTCATCAGCTCCACTCGGTAATACCCACTTAAAAGTTTCACTCATTGGTATGTTATAATCTTGGTATTTTATTTGTTTGTCCGGTGTCATCCAGTAGTATTTTTTAGTTATTGGATTATATCCGTCGTTATTTTTTTCACTACCACTTGGAACTATGTATTTTTCAATTAATAGTGAACCACTATCCACAACATTTTGATAGGTAGGATTAGCACCAATATATCTATAAAAATCTATACCACTTCTTTCTTGTAGTGTTCCATCGGCGGCCGGATTTTTAACAACAAAATCTGGATGATAAGCATTAGATGTTGAGAATGAACCTGTATCGAATATTGGTGGAACACTCGCACTTTCTGGTGATGAATTTAAAATGGTTCTAAATATATTTTTGTTAAATGAACCACTTACAATCTCTAACAAGTTGTCATCACTATACCAAGGTGTTTGCATAAACAAATGAAATTTATCTAAGTGGTCTGAATTTCCTCTTTGTGAAAAGTATGTTAATGAAGTATTTTCTGCGTATTCAAAATTTACTGAAATGTTGTGTCTGGCAAAACTTGAACTGATTAAGGGTTCTTGTATTGATGATGGATTTCTTTTTCGTGAATCATCTTGTCCATAAATATAAGCGGTTGTACAACCTTTTTCATTTGCGTAGTCAGATATTAAATTAAATGAAGCTGTTTGTTCATTATAACTACCATAAACTCCACAAGCGGTATTCATCTCGTTAAAATATATATCATTAGAACCACTTTCTATGATATAATCAACACCAGACATAACACCAATGTTAGTATTTGTTGGCCAACCACCACCACTTCCGGTGATATAATTTAAATAATTTTCTACTTTTGTTTCAACTGACATAATTTTTTCCTATATATAAATATCAAATTTCTGTTAATTCTGTAAAAATATCTTCTTTCATAACTGATAGAGCTGGTTTATTCCAATCTTCTAATTTAATTGATGCGTAATTGTATCCTTGTTGTTTGATTTCATTACATCTCAACCATACTAAATCACTTCCTAATCCTTTATTTCTATACTCTGGCATTATATAACGATTACATAGATAAGGATACTTTCTATTCCAATCTATAAATGCCCAACCACACTCAGTCAAATAAAATGTCCAATTGTCTTTTAATCTACTTCGTAGGTCTTTTAAATTCCACTCTTGCCAATCTTTTCCAAATGAATCTTTAAAGTTATCCAGCTCTTCTGAGATTACTTCAATCTGTTCTGAATGAATATCATTATAGTTTGTAAACTCTTGATACTTGGGAACTTCTCGTGGTTCGTAATTACTTAAATCTATCTTGTAATACATCTTTTAATCTTTCTGCGTATTGTTTATGCGCTTTTGGACCCGGGTGTAGTCCGTCTGATGTATGGTCTATACACTCGAACACTACATCAAATTTATCTCTTGGTATATCATTTTCCCAAGTCCCCCATATAATTTTATCACGACCTACAAATCTATTTAATAATTCATAATTGTGTAGAAAATTAAAGTAATGGTTGTATTCATTTATATCGGTTTGTTCCTTTACTTGCCAAGACCTCAATACAACACCATTGTCGTCAAACCAAGTTCGTCTGAAAAAGTGTGGCATTGTAATGATAAATATTTGTCGTCTTGATTCTGGTATGTAAACTTCTGATAAAGTCTTGACTGCGAAATCTAAACCTGTTCCACCTGCTCCGTAATTATGAACTGCTGTGTTTTCATCTCCGAGTAAATG